GGTGACATAGCCGCTGAAATCAGGCTGGGCTGCTGCCATTTTGACTGGAAACTCCTTGTGGGATTGCCGGGACTTGCGGGAAGGGTGACTTCGGAGGCAACTTGGGTTTCTTCAGCGCAACACCATCTTGAGGCAACTCGCCGTACGCTGCCGGGATGTTCTTGTTGAGAAGAACGTTTGCCTTCGGGTCGTCCGACGGCTGGAAGCCGACGATTGCCCGCATGTCGTTGGAGGAGAGGATCTCATTGCGGGTGAACTTGTCCGCGATCTCAGCGAGATCCTTGACCGGGACGAGCTTGAACGGATCCCGGATGTAGATGATCGACTGACCTTGCGTTCGCGCCGTCCTGGTCAGGAAAGCCCTGAGCATGGCGCCGGCGATAGCCGCAAGAATCGGTTCAATCGTCCGGTTGTAGTAGTTGATCATCGTTGGCTCGTCGGCCGTACCGTTCATGACCGTTTCAGTGATACCCAGCTGACCGTAGAGCACGGTGGTCAGGTAGGTGACCTGATCCATCAAGTTGTTCGTGGCCGGACGGTTAAGCTGAGTGATCTTCTCCGTGCCGTCCGTGTACGCGATTCCGTACTGGGAGCCCTTAAGCTGGAACTCAATCTCCTTGAGTCGCTTATCGGCTTCCGCCCGGCGCGCTTCAGTCTTGATGACATAGGGTAGCTGGATGATGAGGTCCAGATTGCCAGATGCGCTCTGCTCGTCCACGGCGTCCAGGAGACTGAGCTTCCTGAGCAACCGCTGCAGAGTAGAACTCTGCTCGTTCATCACCGAGTAAAGCGGGTTCTCGACGACGGCAACCATGCTCTTCGGCACGGTCACTTCCTGCTGCATCCCGGTGTTGTCGTTGTACGCCCTGACTCGGACGTGCTTCGGCATCCACTGGACGATCTTGCCAACTCGCATGGAGTTGACATCATAGCCGCCGGTGGTCAGGGGGTTCAGCGTCGTGTCAACCGGCAAGATGGCGATGACGCCTTCGTCGAAGAGAGTCTGCACTGCGTCCTGGATGAACTGCCTGCCTGACTGGTCAATATTAGCTTCAACCATCAAGCAGTCATTCAGGGCGCTAGGCATGTCTTCTTTGTACATGCGGTTCTTATCAAGCCGGACATGCCTGATCGGAACCGCAGCAACGTCAATGGCAATCCTGGTATAGATAGCCTCGACGATGGTCTTCCGGTTGAAAGCCCTGAAGCGCGGACGATCAGGACGGGATGTATATGACGCACCCGAAGTAGTCGGGTCGCCAAGCTGTCCGTTGGCCTGATCCGCGGCAAGCCATGTGTTGAAGGCGTGCTTGAGCTGATTTATGCGTTTGCCCACTGTCACCCCCTTTCCTGTGAGTGGCTAAGCCTAACTGGCTTTCGGTGGGGCAGCCTTCTCGACGGCCTTGACGACGTTGAAGAAATCTTCACCCTTTTTGGCTACTTCCTTGGATGTCTCTTTCTTCTCATCGTCTTTGTTCTTGTTGTCAGCCATGAGTCAGTTACGCTTTCCCCAGGCGTCTTTCCCGCTCTTCTTGATGTCCTTCAAGACAGCCGGGTCGGGCTTGGACTTGAGAGCTTCCTTTAGTTCCTCAAGAAGCTCATCGTCTTCTTCTTTACTGGCCATTAGTCAAAGCTTCCCTTGTTCAGCTTGTAGGCGACGAAAGCGTCCAGCATTCCGGCAACGTTGTCGATCTTCTGATCTTGCCGCTTCTTCAGGAGCTTCCGGTTTCCGTTCGTGTCTTCCATGGTAATAGCGTTACCCATGGCCCACGACATCAGTTCCTGATCAAATATGAGCAGACGCTCACCAGCCAGGGCCTTCAGCTCGCCGAGGGGAACTGATTCTGTCCTGGCTCCCTGGATGACTTTCTCGATTCCGAACGGGCCGTTCTCCGCTTCCCACCGGGTAACGAATTCTTTCGCATTGTACGGGTCGTAACCGAGAGCCCGGACGTCGTACTCGTTGTCCAGGATGAACCGCTCAAGATCTTCGTAGACCTCCATCATGTCGAGGGTTGCCCCGTCGAGCACGTGCAGGCTTCCTTCTTCGATGAACTCCTCGTACTTCTGCCGCATGGCGCCCGGTAGCTTCGACATGGTCAAGCTGGAGATATAACTCCTGGTCTTGACGCCGAAAGTGTCTGCCCTGAGCGGGAAGAGGAACGTGAACGCACAGAAGTCGTCCCCCTGGGAGAGGTCTGCTCCCATAGCACACGGCATGCGCCAGAATTCCCGCCGCCGATGAGGAAGAGTTTCCTCGTAGGTGAAGAAGTAGGTGAATCCCTCCATGGGGATCCCGAATCGCTTGGCGAGGATGTCATTCCTTGCGGCCGGCGCATTCTCAGCTCGCTCGACGTCGAGGTGATAAGTCTCATAGGTCACCGTCATCCCGATGTTGGGGTTCGCCTTGGGCCACATGGCCGGATCAGCGACTTCTTCCAGCTCGTCGAGCCGGTAATGCCAGATGGAGACGTGCGGGTTGACGTAACCGCCCTTGAGAATGTCAGCGAGCTCCATCTTGATGGTGTCGCCGGAACCGTTCCGTACAGTTCCCTCTGAACTGGTGGCCACGATGATGTAATCCGGCATCTTGGACGCGCCTTGTTCCAGCGCCCCGATGACATCTTCCCGGATATCGCCTGATAGCCACTCGTCCACGGTCGACACTTTGGGCCTTAGTCCCTGAAGCTTGTTGATAGACATAGGCCGGACTTCGAGAACCGAGCCAGTCAGGAAGTTCTGGATTCCGACTTTAGTGGAAGCTAGCTTGACGCGATTAGCTCGTGAGCCCGTCGTGTTCTGCAGCGATCCTTCGGTCAGGAACTGAAACAACGGCCCGCGAGCTCGAGTGATGGCGGTCCGGAAAGGCGCCATCACTTCTTCTGCCTGCTTCATGGTCGGGGCAGTAGTGATCTGATGCGTCGTTGAAGTGTCGATGTTCAGGAAATATGCCTGGATGAGCATGGCATACATAGACTTCGCGGCCCCGCGTGCCACGATCAGGTACTGCTTGTTGACAAGTCTCTTGCAGATCCTCTTCCGGACGTAGTGCCCGCCGTGTCCGTCTGCATTCGGGACGTAAATGCTTCTCTCGACGAAGTAGAACCATGCGAGAAGATCTTCAGCCCACAACTTGAAGCTGTCCAGCAGGAAGAAATCACTGCCGTCTGTCAGGGTGAGCTCGTTCTCGCAATACCTGATGAAACCGTCGATCGCTTCATCATCGTAGTAGAAGTTAGGATCGGCGATGAGCGCATCGATACGGTTCATCTGCATCGAGATCTCCCGGCAAACCGGGATTTCCCCGCGGAGTACCGCTGCACGGAAAGCTCCGTAATACTTTGGAGTCGCCGTGTTCGATAGCGCCATCGCCGATCCTCCCTTCGTTCTGCTATGCGTTGACGTGAACTCCGAACAGGAGAAGAAGCACGACGACGAGGATCGCGACGATCGCTACGTCTTGCCAGCTGTTCATCTTTCCTCCTAATTACGGATTTATCTTCTTCGGTGCTAAGCCGCGGCCTTCTTGGGCTGTTCGAAGGTTTTCTGGACCCGCTTGCCGGTCTCGATGATGTCAAGTCCGGTTTTCACGTCACCGAGGATCTTCTTGACAGTCTCACGGCCCCTGTCGACATTGGTCTGATCGGCTGCCAGACGGTGATAGTTCGCCTCAAGGTTGAGACGTTCCGTCACCTTCCTGAGCTCGTCGTTCGTCAGCGCGTGAATGCCGTGACCAGCCTTGATCTTGCTCTTGATCTCGGTAACAGCCAGGTGATCTTCGGAACTCGGGCCTCTTGCCCTGCCCGGGTGACCGCCATTCCTGCGGATACCCCACTTCATGCCCTTGATGCCGAAGTGCTCGAGGAATTCGCCGGCCTGATCTCCGTCAAGAGCCGAGTGCTGAGAGATGGCACGAAGCTTCCCGGCCGCTACGGGAGCGACGTGAGGAGTACTCGTCTTCGACTTAGGCGCGGTCTTCCTTACTGGCACTGGCTTAGTTCCGGGCTTCCTTGCCGCAGCGGCAGCGTGCCTCTTCCTCGCAGAAGCGGCAGTCGCCTTGGCCAGGGCTTCCTTCTGCCTCGGAGTGAGGTGAGACAACGCTGTCTTCTCCGCCTGAGTCAGGTGAGAAAGCTTAGCCCGCTGGGCTGGCGTCATCTTGTTCAGCGTCGCCCGCTGCTGTGGAGTCAGCTTCTTCAGCGCCGACCTCTGCGGCGGAGAAAGCTTTGCCAGTTCCCTCTTGTCCTGGGCGGTCAGTTCAGAGACCTTGGTCTTGACCTTGAGCTTGGCGACATGAGCCACATGCGCAGCGTGAGCCTGGTGCGCGACCTTCTTAAGGTGGTTCATGTGAGCCGCGTGCAGCTTAGCCGCCGCAGCCTTCGCCTTCTTCGCCTTCACCGTGGCCGGTTGCTTCGCGATCTTGGCCAGAGCAGCCTTGTGCGTCGTCGCTGCGGCAACCGCCTTGTTGTGGATCTGCGCCACATGCGCCTGATGAGCAGCGCTGGCGGCATGAACGGCTGCTGCTTGCTCCTGAGTTAGGTCAGTCGGAGCCGTGCCTTCGGCTTGCGCCTTGGCTGAGGCAGCTGCCTGGGTAACCCGGTCACGCAATGTCTTAAGAGCGTCGATCGAGTCCCGTGCCTGCTGCTCTGGCGAGCTGCCATTTTGACCTGACTGGCCGGAATCTCCGGACTTGTCGCCAGTGTGGTCGCCTCGCTGGATGAACGGAGCCGGCCTCCGATCCCCGTTGCCGGGGCCACCAAGAGCTTCCACACCGGGAAGATGGTGACCCCAGCGCATTCCCATAACGCCGAAATGCTCGAGGAAGTCGTCAACTCGCTGACCCAGCAGGACACCTTGCTTCAGCGATCCGTCAGCCTGCCAGTTGTCGGGGATCTTGTCCAAGAGCCCGAGAGCCTTGGCCCGCTTCATGATGTGCACACGGATCGCGTTGTGGGAGCTCTGTGGCTCGCCACGGCCGACAGCGTCGATGGCATTCTGGAGATCAGAAGCTCCGACCGAGCCGGCACGGATGTAGTACGATCCGTCAGGCATGGCGTAGCCCATCTTGGCGAGAGCACGCTTCTGAACGGCCGTAGGGTCTGCCACCGAAACCTCCCTTCCTGCTAGTTTCGTTCGCGGTTGATCAGGTCAGGCGTAGGTCCACTGCAGGGTCGGTGCCACGGAGTAGGTGAGGTTGAGGACGTGGCCCGGCCGGAGACGGACAGTGGCGCCGGTGGCGGTGGCCATCGTGGCCCCGTTCTTCTTGACGAAGGTGACGGTACCGCCGGTGACGGTGACCTCGACGTCGTGACCCGAGGTGTTCACCATGTCGACGGTCGAAGCGGCGAGCGACGGCGCACCGGACCAGACGCCGACCGGGTTCGACTCGGCAGCCGCGGCGACGGTCACGTTGTACTGCTGGACGTCCATGTTCCTTCTTTCAGGGTTGCATGAATATGAACAGAGAAGAAGCTTGGACGACATGGCCGTCCGAAGCACTTACTTTCATCTTGAGCATAGTGATGTCCACCGTGCCGAAGATCGGAGAGAGACCTGAACCGGAAACAGCCACCTTCTTGAGCGTGACATTAATTGCTCCGGACAGCGTTGCCTTGCCTGAACCGAAGACTGTTGTCTTTCGGATCGTAACAGCGGCCGTTCCTACTAGCGGTGCTGTTGCTGTACCCGACACTGTCATCTTCTGGAGAGTAACAGTGGCAGTGCTCTGATCCGAGACTCCGCCTGAACTGGCCGCAGTCATCTTCTTGAGCGTGATCGCTACTGTACCGCTATCGCCGGATGAGGTAGAACTCCCGGAAGCGGCGACACTCATCTTCTTCGGGGTGACGTGAACGCTCGGCACCTGGCTGAATATGCTGGACAAGCCAGCTATGATCCAGTCGTCATGCCAGGCGTGCGAATCCCCGGTAAAACTCGTGGCGTCATAGGAGTGAAGTATCCCGATAGACGTCATGAGTGCGTGCCAGTCGGCGACTTCCGTGCCGTACGAGCTGCCTTGTGCGATCCATAGGCGGTTGGTCGCGGTGAACGGTCCGGACCAGTCCGCCAGGTTGGCGCTAGACAGCTGGTAGTAATCGGTGAAGTTAGCCGCGGTACCGTAAACAGCCGAGTCGCTAGGCGAAAACCGGTTGTAGGCGTTATCGTCGGCTGGAGTATCCCATAGCGCGGCTTTCTCGAACACAGTCGGATGACGGAATATGAGATCCGCACCGCCTATTCCGCTCTTACTGAACCCGGTGAGATAATGCTTCTCGGACCCAGTTATGAAGAGGTTGGCAGCAACCCACTGAGTGACCCAGATGGTAAAGGTCTCTTGGTGAATTGTTGCGTCGTTCGGATTGTCGCCGTACCAGGGATCGATGTCATAGCCAGGAACGATGATGGTCGTGTTGTAGGTGTTAGCCAGACCCAGGTTCGTCGCGTTACTGATAGGGTCACCGAACGTGCTTGAACCGGCGGGTTCCACCGGGAACATGTAGAGGAACGAATGCGGGTATGCCGGATCAGGATTTGTCGGCACTATTACCCGCATGGTGTGCGAGCCAGAATTGTTCACTGGCGAAGTTACGTCGTAGCTGTCGACGCCACCACTGGAACTGTTGTAGACCACCGTGAAAGTACCGGTTACGTTACCTACACCGGCAGCCTTCATCTTCTTGACGGTGACTTTGCCAGTGTTCGGTACGTTAGCTACTGTTTGAGCTACAACAAGGGTGAATGAAGTCCACCAGGCCGAGCTACTTCCGATTGTCCAGGTTTTGCCAGTACCGCCTACTGTCGTCCCGACGGTACCCACCGTACCATTAGTGTCAGCTATCGCACAGTCTGCTCCGGCATTGAAAAGGTTCTCTCGGACTGTCGTACCCGAAGGGCCGCTTGAGATGGCTCCGGAACTATTCGGTGTAATTGGCCCGCAGTAAATACCCCACATACCATCAGTGTCAGTTACCACCGACGGGGTTGCGATGGACGAACTCGCCGTGTTAAGCCCTGAGGTACCCGCTGCGACAATATGAGAAGCGTCAAGACTGAAGTAAGACGCCACCACTGCCGTCAGCCAGAACTGGTCTGTTCCG